CGTAACTCCACGGCGGCCGCCCATAAGGCCCAGTTAATATCGATAATTTCGATTGGCTCATCCCAGCCATCAGTGACGACAAGATCACCTTTCTTGAGCATCCAGTCGATGTGTTTTCTATTCGAATACTGTCTTACGTATCGTATAAAACTGCGTAGATTCATTAATGGTCCCGATTTTCTAGCACGATGCGCCAGGCGTCGATGTCGATGAGCTGCAGCATGCCGGTATCTAGGTTAAATGCAACCCAGGCATCGCACCGAATCATCAGGCTTACTAGCTCGTTTTTCTCGTCGATCGACACAATTCCAGGCTGTGCCAGCTGTAAGTCATCCCAGAGGATAAGCTCGAAATTATCCCCAGGTCCGTAGGAATGACGCTCCGCCAATAATCCAACATAGGATAGTAGTAGTCGTGAAAGTGTGCAGTCATCCCTGATCATAATGATTCCCGTTCTGGTCTTTCGTGGTGTGACCCGTTTAGATCATCGAAACGTGCAAACGTGTTATTGAAGGTTATTCCAACGGACCCAGTTGGGCCATTGCGCTGCTTGGCCACAATAAGCTCAGCGATGCCGCCCTTATTGGGCTCATAAATATCGCCGCGGTAGATGAAGATCACCATGTCGGCGTCCTGCTCAATGGCTCCGCTGTCCCGCAAGTCAGACAGGACGGGCCTTGGCGGACTCTTATGTTCAACTTCACGACTGAGCTGGGACAGAGCAATCACTGGAACGTTTAACTCCTTCGCTAGTATCTTCAGATTACGACTGATATCTGATACTTCTTGTTGACGATTCTCTTTTCGTTTACCAGCACTATTCATGAGCTGTAAGTAGTCTATCACAATCATACCAAGGCCACGTTCAGACTGCAAGCGCTTTGCTCGTGTCAGAATATCAAGCACTGATAGACTTGAAGTATCATCAATAAGTATTGGAAGATTTTCTAGTTCACTGCCAGCATTGAAGATTAGACCCCATTCTTCCCGAGCGAGAAACCCTCGCTTCATTCTTTGTGAGTCGACCCTGGCCTCGCTGCAGAGAATACGCATACCTAATTCTTCTCTCGACATTTCCAGGCTAAAGATGACCACCGGAAGTCCGCCAAGAGATCGTGCCCCAGATAATGCAAACTGTAAAGCCAGCGCACTTTTTCCTTGTGATGGTCTTGCTGCCACAATGACTAGATTGGAGTTTTGGAAACCACTTGTTATATTATTCAACTGATGAAATCCGGTATTGACTCCAGTAAGATCTAGATCATCGGCATGCTGAGCATTCCTGATGGTATCCGTCAGGATGTCCCGAAGTACGGAGAATGATGCCGTTGTCTGTGCTCCGGATATTTGAAGTAGTGATTGTTGAGTACGATTGATTAATTCTGGTAAGTCCTCCTGCGTATAAGCTGATTCTTTTAAGTCTGTCGCGATATTGATGATACCACGATAGAGGGCCTTGTCTCGAATAATTCTAGCATGATGAGCCGTATTTGCCGTAGTAAAAGCTCTCTCTGTGAGCTCGGCCAGATAAACGCTTCCGCCTATTTTTTCTAGTGATCCTCGCCTCCGAAGGACATCCGTAACCGTCTCAAGATCAATTGGGTCGCTTCGTTCAAATAGAGTCATGAATGCAGAGAAAATTAAACGGTGCTCTTCAGTGTAGAACCATGTTCCGGATGTTGGTGGTAAAATCTCCAGCACTCTAGATATTTGGTTAGGATCAACAAGAATTGATCCAAGAAGGGCTCTCTCAGCGTCTACGGCTTCTGGCGTCGTGGAATTTTGGCTTGTCGCCATTCATTATTACTCCGCCAATAGCAGCAGTCGCTGAACTGGCACTGATGGATTATTTGGATTTTTTCGATGGGGCAGGAGAAAGATTTGATCCCCCTCCTGCCGCTTGATTACTTAGAGGACATACCCCTATTGCTACTGTGCAACGAATGCCCTGGTAGTGGAGACATGCGCGCAGTCTGTGCATTTTGGTTTGCAGTTGCAGGTGTAGATTCCATCAGTTTCGGAAACAAGATACTCATTGAGTCCATCGTTCACAAACCACGTGAATGGCTTTGCGCCTTCCCTGACCTGAGTACTACCAGACGACTGGGATGCGGAATCAACTTGCTTGCCTACTGTTGTGACATTCTCCACTTTGGATTTAAGCTTATCCTTGAGATCGACTCCGGTTGTTGCGGGCTTAGCTAAATCAAAAATCTCTGATGCATTAACATCTCCGTTCTGGATCGCCTTGAAGTCGGCTGACAGCTTCACCAGGTCATCAATATCAAGAGCCTCGACCTTAGCCTTGCCAATCTTGGCCAACACGTGCTCTTCCTTGACGCCCACCTTGGCTAACTGAGCGAGTGTGTAGTCCTGCGCCGCGGCCAGGGTATTCTCGTCGATGAACTTCTTCATCTTCGTGCGGGCCCCCTGCTTGGCGGCCTCGATGGCTTTCTTGACTAAATACCTTGGCGTGTTCATGAAGATCAGGTTGCGGATGCCCTTCGACTGACCCTTTCCGAAATTGACCTGAGCCTTTCGGTATTGATCCATATTTCCAGGAACCGGTTCACGCCTTTGTTGCATGAACTGACGCGGAAGGCTAGTGCCACGCTCGACGTCGATGTACGTATGCGTAAAAATCCACTCTTCCGGTGTGCTCTGGACCTGATTGGCCTCGACTGCCACATTGCCCATGGCGTGAAACATGACGGCGGCCAGATAAATCGTTCCGCCTTCAACATGGTTCTTTCCGGAACCCCAGCCATAGAAAGCACTGTCGCCTAGCAGTATGGCCATTTGCATGATGTTACGCTCGACTGTAGCCATTACGCGTGGTTTGATCACGTCGACAGCTTGATGATATGACGTCTTGGTCTGCATCAGTCCAGCCGTAACTTGCTCTGGACTTTGCGACAGAAACTGGACTGGTAAGTGACCGGATGATTGGTCCGTAGAGCCCTCGTAAAATTCACCCTCGAAGATTTCTTCTGCCATGTTCGTTATTTCCCTAATTGACCATTTTTCGAAATATCACAACACAGGACTACAGCTTAAATCTAATCACCACTTTCGCCCTTGTAACGGAAGTAGGGTCTTCGGTACCCAGGTTTCACGAAGGAATCAATCTCGGCCTGACTTGGGTTTTTGCTCATTGCGAGTGCCTTCCAATCAGTCCCTGAACTTTTGGTCATCTTCCACGTATAGACCCACCCATCACCCTTGATTCCGGCATTTCCACCAATGATGCCCTTCAGGTTATTCCCCTCGATGGCCTTCTGCTCTTTCCAGTGGTTGAACTGCTTCTGCGCATGTGCCAACCTTGAGGCTATTTCCGTCTCATCGTTGCCACCAACCAGCATCTTATCATTAGCCGACTTGTACACATGCTTCAGATACTCGCTAACCTCTTCCGCATCCACTGATTCCGGTTCCACTCTAGCCATCACATGGTTGTTCCAGAAGTTTTTGGCCAGCTCCACCTCCAACTCAAAGAGCTCTTGATCAAAGATAATCTCGAACTCAACGTAGCGATCAGGATTTGAGTATCCTTCGCAGAAATGCAGTAGTGCAATATCGGCTTCCGTCCAGCCCAGGAATCCTAGATACCAGTTGACCTGAAGCACTACATGTTCCGGGGGGCGAAGTGCTGTTGGCTTTACGGGATCTCTCCAGAGATCGATACCCCATCCACCGGTTGTCTTAATTTCTATAACACGCTCCAGATTGACGACGGCACGATCAGGATTGGCAGTCAAAAAATCATAGTTTGGGTGCACCAAGCACTCCGTAAAGGAGTGGATAGTTACATTGTGCCGATAAGCATAGAATTGGGCGACTGGATCCTCGAGAAGATTTCCCCAAATCTGAGAATCAGTCTCCTGTTCATCTTCATCATCGGCCTGTCCAATCTTCTCCAGGTAAAGGCTAAAGACGGTTCGATGCGGAGAGATACCGACAATGACGGCAATATCGCTTCCACCAATCGAGAGCCTGCGGATAGCTCGTTGTTCTGCAGTAAAAGCCATTACTGTTACTCCTTCAGGACATGTTCATGGTGATAACACCAGCGACAGACCAGCTTTTTGCAATTATTGCACATGGTTAGTCGCTGGCACTCATCACCGCAATCTTCGCAGGCACGTTCTTCTGCGGTTAAAGCCATACTTCCTCCATGTTGAATCTAGGCGTTACCAGTTACGTCCCTGGGCCGAACCAAAAGGCCGCCCTGGCGTCTTGGACAGGCTTAGCGCGTCCGCCGTGCTGGGACATCCCTTGAAATGCCAGCGCCCTTTTCGCTGGTAACGCTTAGATCAGATTTCCCGCCAGCCGAACCATGCACGACGCCTTCCCCCAGTGCAGATTACCTGGTTGCGGGGTCGCCGGCCTTGAGTGTCTCATCCCGGTTAATGCCGGGCCACAGCGGGATTTATCGAAAAGGCCTACTTAATACTTCGCACAGGTCGCACTCATGTTTTCCGGTCAGAGCCTCTTCTA